AACTACGGCAAATGACATCATCATTGATTAATAAAATTACATCAATCAACCTTTCGTCTAATTACACGCAGGTGTCAAGTGATGAAAAAGAATCATCCAAAGGATGGGTTGATTATGGTGATAGAAACGGATTCCCTCAATACTGTTTAGAATTGGCTGAGCAGTCTCCAGTTCACGGATCACTTGTACGTTCAATCTCACAGATGATTGCAGGTAAAGGCATCTCATCAAAGGATGTCGGTACTGCTTCGCTTATCAAATCATTGAAGATTGATGCAGCGGTGAATAATACTGCGCTTGATTTGGAACTGCACGGTGGCTTCTTTTGGCAAGTGGTCTGGACATTGGGCGGTGAGATTTCATTCGTTGAGCATTTGCCATTCGAGAATTGCAGAATAGGTATCAATAGAGAAAGTGGTGACATAAACGGTGTGTGGTATTCGAATGATTGGTCAAACTTAAAGAAGCGCAGAAACGCTCCTAAGTTTATTCCGTTGTTTTCAGAAAAAACTAAGAAGGAGCATCCGAGACAAGTTTATTTCTGCTTCAAAAATTCATCGACTGCTAACTACTACGGAAAGCCTGACTACATTTCTTCGTTAAACTACATTGAGTTGTCGCGCCAAATAGCTTTATTTCACGTCAACAATATTCAGAATGGTCTATTCCCTTCGATGGTTGTTTCGATGAATAATGGCATACCTGAAACGCAAGAGGAGATGGATATGGTGCGACACGATATCGAAAGAAATATAAGTGGCGCAGTCAACGCAGGTAAGTTCGTTCTTATGTTCAATGAGAACAGAGATAGAGCAGCGGAGTTCACACCATTCCCGATCACTGATGCAGACAAACAGTATCAATATCTTGAAGATGTTTGCACTAGACAAATAATGATTGCGCATCGCGTTACTTCTCCATTGTTATTTGGTATCCGTGAGGGCGGTGGATTGGGTAGCAATAAGGACGAGATGGAAACTGCGCTCAAGATATTCAACGAGCAGGTTATCGAACCATCACAAAGACTTATTACTGATGCAGCAGAGACAATTTTACAAGCTGCTAATTCATCAAGTGCGGTGTTCATTGTGAGTAATGGTGAGGAAGTTAACGCAGATGCAGCAGGAGTAGCAACAACAACTACAAGTTCAGATGTTACTGCGGCTGATGTAAGCTACAACGGTGCGCAGATTTCTTCTGCTATCGATATCATTGCAAAAGTGAAAGAGGGAATCTTGACTGAAGAACAAGCGACTATTTTCTTGATTCAATTCTTGCAGTTACCTGAGGATGTTGCAAAAGCATTCTTCGCAGGTGGCGGTGCGATAGCAGTTCAAAATCTTTCTGCTCACTTAAAAAAAAAAGTAGCGACTGAAGTATGTTGCGCAACTGAATCACCAGAGTTCACGATTGAAGAAGAGGACAAGTGGCTAGATAAATTGTCTCAACTTGGTGAGATAATTGACGAAGAAGAATGGGAGTTGATGAGCGAAGAAGAAGCTGGTGGAAGTCTTGAAGAACTTGAATATTTTAAGGGATTGAAGAACGTGAATATGGCTTATGGCAGTTATGCGAATCCTGGTGAGGCGAGTAATTGGGGAGATAGTGGATTGTATAAGTTGCGCTACAAATACTCTGAGAACATAAGCGCAAACTCTCGCAAGTTCTGCAGACAAATGGTAGGCGATAGTGTGAGAGGTTTAGTGTTTAGATATGAGGACATCGCAGATATGAGTGCAAGTGGAGTGAATGAACAGTTTGCAGCGGAAGGACAAAGCACATACGATATTTTTACCTGGAAAGGCGGTGCATACTGTCACCATTCTTGGCTCAGAAGAATCTATTTTAGAAAGAGAAAAGACGGTAAATTCCTGCCGAACAAAGGATTGAAAAATGACGAGCGTGTAAAGGATAGCGGACTTGATTTCTTACCTGCAAAAGGCAAAGAATCTATTCGCCCGATAAACACTCCTAACAGAGGTTCACTTAAAAACATTGACTAATGGCTGAAATTTGTATCATAGACGAGAACTTCGTCAAGAAATATACTAACGTGAATGGAGCAGTTGATTCTAATCGAATCTACCAAGCTATCTACGTGGCGCAAGACTTACATATGGAGCAGTATCTTGGCTCTGATTTGTGGAATAAGATTAAAGATGATAGCGCAGATTCATCTATCACGGGTGTTTATCTTACACTTCGAAATGATTACATACGCAAAGCGTTAGTATGGTTTGTAATGGTAGAATTACTACCTGCAATGTACTATCGAAATGACAATGGATCATTGGTAAAAAGAACAAGCGAAGATTCTGAAGTGATAGCACAAAGTGAACTGGATAGATTGATTGATGATGCTCGTGGTAAGGCTTTGCACTACACGAAGAAAATGGTTGACTATCTTTGCCACAACAATAATTTGTTCCCTGAATACTCGTCAAGTACGTTTCCCGAAACGCAGCCAGTCAAGAATGTTTATGGTAGAGGTAAGATGGTGTTTAGCACGGGCAATAGTTTATCAACTAGAAACAATTATCCATATGACAACAACTACGACTGCAAATGGTGGAGGTAAAAAGACAAGAGGCAAAGCACTTAGAAAACAAGTGGAAGCCAAACTTAAAAAGTTCATAGCAGACAAGAAAAAAGATTGATGTTATGCGAGACGATTCGTTGGAAATATTTTACCCATATGTTGACATACTAAAAATGAAAATGCCGCTGCTCATTGCTATCAGTTGGTCTAGTATGGCTGCGTTTTTTAATACGTATGTGTTCGATGATTGGTCTTTTCTGATCTATCTTGTGATAATGATATTTATTGATACCGTTCTAGGCATTTGGAAGGCTTGGAGGTATCATATTTTAAGTAGTTCAAGGTTCGGTGGAATGGTTATTAAGAGTGTACTGTATGCTTTCTTCTTGATAGTTGTACACAATCTCACAAACTTCAGTACCAATGAAATAACAAAGTCACTATTTTTATGGGTGGAAGAACTTTGCTACGCGGCACTATTGGTACGCGAAGCAATTTCAATCATTGAAAATATTGGTGCTATTAAGCCTGATCTATTGCCGAAGTGGATATTAAAAAGGCTGAAATCTTTTGATGATAAAGGACAATTCCAAATAGAAAGCGAATGAGAACAATAACACATATCGTAGTTCATTGCAGCGCGACTGGACAAGATGCGAAGGTTGAAGCTATCCAACGTTATTGGAAGGATAAGTTGGGGTGGAAGTCACCAGGATACCATTACATCATTGAAGCAGATGGTAAAGAAACGCAGCTACTCACAATTGCTCAACCGTCTAACGGTGTGTTGGGTTGGAACAAGTCAATCATAAACATCTGTTACATCGGTGGCGTGGATAAGTTAGGTAAGCCAATAGACAACAGAACGGATGCGCAGAAAAGACAACTGATGACAAGGCTCAAAGCATTAAAGACTATGTTTCCAAATGCGATTATTCAAGGTCACAAAGACTTTCCAAATGTGGCTAAAGCTTGTCCTTGTTTTAACGCAAAAGCAGAATATAAAAATATCTAGAGGAGCAGTTGCTCCTTTTCTTTTTTCTTAATAACTTAAATGATTCACAATGAAGAACGCACCAAAATGGGATGAGATTTTCAAGATTGAAACAAAGAAAGATGGCGAGACATTAACTGCTTTTAGAATCAGGATTGCTAAGAAGTACAACACGACTGTCGGCAATATCTCATCAAAGTACCATCGTCACGTAACGTGCAAGAATCGTCCAAAGAAATTTGATGAATCAATACCAGTTGCCCATCATTTGCCGCAATCAGACACGAAAGAAAAAACAATCATCGAGATTGATGGTAAGAAAGTTCTGATGTTGTTTGATGTTCACATACCTTATCACGATATTAAAGCTTTACACCTAGCCATTGACTACGGAGTAAAGAGCGGTTGTGATACCGTCTTGTTGGGTGGTGACTTTATAGATTGCTACGAGATTAGTAGCTTTGAAAAAGAGAAAAGCAAACGATCATTTAAATCGGAACTTCAGTTAACTAAACAGTTCTTTTCTTTCCTGCGTTTCAAATTTCCAAAGGCAAGGATATACGCAAAGATGGGGAATCACGAAGAACGCTATGAGCGTTACATCAGAAAGAACGCGAGTGCGCTAGATGGCATTGAAGATTTTGAATTGTGTAACTTGTTAGACTTTGACAAGTTTGGAATCGACATAATACACGGTAAGCAGTTGGCTAGAATTAACTCTTTAGCGGTGGTACACGGTCACGAATTTGGGAAGTCTACATTCTCACCTGTAAACGTTGCGAGAGGTCTTTATATGAGGGCGAAATCAAGTGCAATTTGCGGTCATTCGCACCAAACATCGGAACATACTGAGAAGGATATTAACGGAAGATTGACTACTTGTTGGAGCGTTGGGTGTCTTAGTGAATTAACTCCTGAATATGCCCCATTTGCAAAGTACAATCACGGGTTCGCAGTTGTAACTAAACGTGGAAAGGACGGTTTCAACGTGCAGAACTTCAGAATACACGAAGGGCAGATATTATGATGATAGATTTGAACTTGAAAGTGCGCTATCGCATTGGTGATATCGTCTATTGCAGGTCAGATGTTGACAATAGGATGCGCTTTGTAACTGGCTATATCATCAGGAAGCAAATGATAATTTATATTGTATCAATGGACGGCAGCGAATCGTACTTCTACGACTTTGAATTGATAAGCGAGAATGAACAGTTGATGGGATTAAATTGATACTATCAGATAGATTATTGCACCTTCCAGAATGGCAATTGCCGACACGATAAATGTCCGCTTTCGCCATTTCTTTTTTCTATCAATCTCATCATTCAAGACCTTAGCTTGTTCATCTATCTCAAGTTGTTTCTTTAAGTTGTAGATGCTTTCCAAGTCTTCATTTTTTTGAGACTGGATGCCCGTAATCTCTACATACTTTTCAATTATAGCATTCTTGTGGATCAATATTGAATCTTGAATCTTCGCATACGCCCACCAATACTCAAGCGAATAGTAACATAGGTTGAATGCCTGGTCATTACTTAGTTGGAGTGTATCTACCCTTAAAGTATCTGCGTTCAAATTCGCTTTGGTTTGACTTGCGAATGATAGCATTAATACTATCATTGCTACTGAGTATAACTTTTTCATTTTTGTAATAATTGTTTGTGATAATCGGTTTCTTAGATTCGTAATAGTAGACTGTATCGCGCATCATTTTGATGTCAATAAGTGCATCGTGAATCATTCGTTCCTGCTTTTCTAATTTCTTCTCCAGTTTCTGAATTTCGATTTCTATTGGTGACAAATCTTCACGCTTTCGGTTTGATAGCAAGATGAAAAAGATAGTCAGCAGGACAACTGATATGAAAATGACAAAGTGTGTTTCGTTTATTTTTCTCATATTGTTAAGTTAAAAAAAGTGGGCGCAAAGTTAATTACGCCCACTTACTAATTAAATATTTGGTGACAAGCTAATCTCTTTAGTGATTAAGTTAGCATAGATTTCAAGTGTAAATTCCTTCCCCGTCAATGGCAGGAAGTGAACTGTGAACTTGATGTGAGCAGGTTTCGAATAGTCAACATCAACTATTGAATTGATGTCAAGTTCGAAAGCTTGTGCCTTATCCTTAGTCATATACGCAGACTTCCAACATTCGCCAAAGTTACCTGTGCTATCGGCATCAGTTGCAAACGCTGGTCTTTCGCAGCCATTGTATAATCTCCAAGTGGTTCTGAAATCTCCCTGACTTGTGCCGTAGCAGGTGCGCAGCTGCGAGTAGTTAAACGTATTCCATTCCTTTTCATTCACGAAGAACGTGCCGCGAAGTATATCACCATCAAATTCTAGATGAGGAAAGATGTTTGTGATGTGAGTTTCGGAATCTTTAATCTCGCCATCAAAATAGTCGTTCTGCATTTGAAGAACAGTGTCCTCATTTACGCCCATAATCTCAGCAATCTCGCTAACATCATATTCAAGAACGGTAGTCTTTCCATTCACCACCCAGTTGAATGTCCATTGATTCTTATTTTCGAAGTCATCAAACATTACTGATGCACCATCGCGCACGATAGTGATAAGCTTTTCATTCTCGGTATGAGTTGTCCCATCGGGCAACTGCCAAGAAATCTCTGATCGGTAAAGCTGCCAATGTCCACTCTCATTTTGTCCCGTAACAACATAACCGAAGTCATTGATGTACATTGACACAAGATTTAGCAAGTAGGCAGGTGTCCCCACGTAGGTTGTTGACGGCATAAAGCCATCCTTCCAAACGTATTTGGTCTGAGTCAAATATCTACCTGGCCATCTTGGGTTGGGTACTTTCAGCGTTTCTTTGACTAGCTTACGGTTCAACTTTAAGTCGTTGACGGTTCTTCTGTCAATCACGAAATTCTTTAGCTCGTCCCACATTTCAGGCGGAATGCCCGTAGATTGTTTGTTAAATTCCATTTTTATTATTGTTTAATTATCTAACTGCATATTTGCCGTAGTTTGGATATAACTCAAAATACATTCTCATCATCATCATATCCGCAAAATCGGGAGAAAAGCCGTGTTTCTTTTTTATTTCTTCTTTGCCAGTAACTTGTTTCTTTCTTTCACGATCCATATTCGCAATCCTGACAACTTCAAGATGCTTTATAATTTCAGTCTTGTATCGGTCAGCCGTTATCGTTATCTTGTTGCTATTAATCGATTCTCCCAATTTAAAATAACACTCCGCTTTCAAATTCATATAGGTTTCAGAGTCAACCGCACGACCTCCGTTATTGAAGGACTGGCACTTTAATATACCGACTACACCAATACCTAAACCATCAGCATCAACTACAATATTGCCAAGCTTTACGTTTCTTTCCTTCGCTAAATTACGGATGAACTCAGCTACTTCGTTGGGGTACTTTTGTTCCATTACAAACACATCCACAAGCGACAGTCCACTCCACAAACCAATGATTGTTTTATCGTTTCCAAGTGCTGCGATGTCTGCAGTTATAAACATAGTCGTGCCGTTTATCTCGTTCCTGAAGCAGCGTAATAAGTCATCATAATAGTACAATCTATCATTGCTCTCATCGTAGTCCCAATCACCATCTAAGAGTCTTTTTCTATCTATCTCTGGAAGGCGTGACAACTTCTCAAGATACGCAGGTTCTAGGTTTGGGTTATCCGTTGGCAATGCTTTGACGAATGCTCTATCTTCTCGGAGCGTACCGTTGCGATGGGCATCAAAGAAGTCAGAGTATAGCCAACCTTTGGACGGGTTGCAGGATAACAAACCTTTGGGTATTCCATTTATCAGATTGTATCTAACACGCGAATCTAGAATGTCAATCGCACGTTTACTTACTTCGGCTGATTCATCCACAAAGTAGTCTGTGATTTCTATCGAACCGAGTCGTGTGAACTCAGGATCAGATGGCATATAGCCTAAGTCCATTAAGACTATTTGTGAGCCATTGTAAAACTTAATGATGTGGTCTTGACCGTTGTAGTTGTAGTGAATGCCAGGCACAAGTCCCATCTGATTAGCAATCGTCCAAAAGGTAGCCATCGTAGATTGACGAAGTCGCTTTAATTCTGCACGACCAATTAAACCTCTAGTGTTTGCATACTTTAATCTGCGATTAATCTGCCAAGAACAACCGAGAAATGTTTTACCACCACCAGCACTACCACCATACAAGACCGTTTCTGTCACCAAGTTTGCAGGTGAAAGAAGTGTGAGTGCTTCGTCTTGTCTAGTAGTGTAGTTCGGAATGTACATAGCGCAAAGTTAAGCGTTTATAACGTGGTAAATTTCTTTCGCTTTTAAGTATGCGTTTCTTGCTTCTTGCTCAGTGTGAAATAACCCTAAATAATTATGCTTTCCGTTAATGTGTATATAACCTTTAAATTTATTTGTTGATTTATGCCAATAATAACCTTTGGCAGTTGTTCTATTCCAATGATTTTCTTGATTAGTAACATCACGCAAATTATCAATTTTGTTATTACTTTTATTTCCATCTATGTGGTCAATTGAATTAATAGGCAAAGTTCCATAGTGAAGAAACCAAGCTAATCTATGACCAAGTACATTATATGGTTTCGTTGCATAATATACTCTACATTCAATATAGCCCCTTTGTTTTGATGTTATTACATTTCCAAATACACCTTTAATTTCTCCGCTTACTGGACAGTAAGTAAATCCCTTTTCTTTCGCCAGTTGGCATTTTTCTAGTTCAGTCATTGTTATTTCTGTTTAGTTAAATAGTTCACATACATAATCACTTTCATTTCTCGCGCAATACTGTTCTGATATTGTTCCTTCATTCTAGGGTTGTTCATTATTCTTTCAAGTTTAGTCTTGCCAATTTCCTGCTGATCGTGGACGATGCGTTTTGCTCTTTGCTTAAATGCTAACCATTCCGCATCCGTCCAATATTCGTCAGTCACTAGACCAGTCTTATAGAGATTCTCTAGCATCACAAAGCCCATCAATTCCGCAGCCATAAAGTTACCGTTCTTCGCATTCTCGATGTCTTTCTTTAAGGCTTCATTGAACCAACTAATTGAATCATTAGCTGATTGAAGTTGTCGTGCAGGTTCAATGTAGTTCACATTTACCTCATTCCATTTCTTCATTGCGTCCATTCGAAGCTGGTAGTATTCGCTCAGGACACTACCGACATACGTTGCATCAAATGACTTGAACGATGTTAGCTTGTTGGCTAACTTACT